TTTGTTGTGGGAATTTGCCAGACATTTTCCACAAAAACAAAAATATTTTGTGGTTGTGTAAAATCTGTATAAAATTCTCCAGTAGAGTATTGCAAGGGTCCAAAATCAAATGTTGAATAATTACCTGGACCCAATGTCTGTACTGTTATGGGAGCAGGCCTTACAGTTCTAACAACTTCCCATCCTAACCCTGCACCTTGGCCATTGTATAATTCTGCTTCCGTTAAGTCTGCATTATATCTAACCATGCCGTCAACATATAATCCAGGCCTCGTAGAATCGTCGCCTCGTGGAATTTCCATAGCAACTCTGGTGGTTGTAACTATTCTACCATTTTCGAGAACAGCGAACCGATTTGTCATCGGATCGTTTCTAACTATGGATGCTTTTTTTACATATTTCATGATATCTGTACGTAGCTCACTGTTGCATTAACTTTTAAGTCTGCTGGTGCATTAACTTGCCCCCATATTGCATCTTGACTTTGTAGCAATAATTTTTCAGTGTCCATTACAAAAGTTTCCAGGGTAGGAATATGAACATTCTTAAGAATTTGCCCAAGCGGGGTACCGGGTACTGCTCCAAATGGTACTACCCAAACATCTAAGTAGGCATCGTTAGTACTATCTGTATTGCAAAACATAATTGTTGTTACAGCAAATTCTGTTCCAGTTGTTGCTGTAAAAATTTGATTTGCAGAAGCATATGTTACTAGTGTGTTTTGTATCGCCATTTGTATAACCTTAAAAAATTAATCCGTAAATGATAGCACGTTTTCTACTTACTAGTTCATCCGATTGCTGTGTATTTACAAAATACACGCCGGTACCGCCACCTCCAATTGTAGATGTGCTATATACATTTGTGTGGAATGGTTTAACGGCTGGCGGGTTAATATTTGCCAAACTTAGCGCTGATGCAATCTCAACTGTGCCAGTATTATAAGCCGTGATTCTAATACTTTCACTACTTCTAGAACTTTTAACAGTTATATTTGTGTCGGAGAGGTATAGACCTTGTATTTCAGCATCAGTATCTTCTAATCTAAAAACAACGTTTGTACTAGTACCCAACCCCATAAAAATTTTAGGTTGTATAGTATAATACTGAGGATCTGAAAAGAGAACAGCAGGGTCATTAAGTTCGATAAATGTTCCACCTACTCTAACTTTTTTAGTAAACTCTTCTCCAGAATATGCTTTAGCATCTACATATTTTTTGTTTGGAATATCATCGTCGTCAAGAACATTATTTTCGTAATCAGTAGTGCCCTTAACATTTAATACCGCATTGGGATTTTCTCTACCAAATAAGTTTAAGGAGTTGCCGGCACCAACTCTAATAGCATCAACTTTAATAGCACTTGGTATTAACTGAATTCCATCACCGACTGAGAATTCCCAAACGCCTTGAGTTGCAGATGTTATAGTATCATAACTCCACGATGCAGTATCGTTATATAGTAATGCCGCAGCATTAGTAAGTGTGTTAATAGAACCTCTAGAAATAGCTATGCCAGCATAACCTCCAGTAACGTAGCCATTAGTCTCACCGCTGTTAAGCATTAAGATATTATCTACAACATTAGTGTTTGTTGTGGAAATATATGTTGTATTTCCCACAACATTCAAATCTCCATAGACTGTTACCGCGCCAGATGTTGCAGGATGCAATGTGCCATCATTGTAGACATCCAGAATTATGCCGCCAGCTTTGGCAACAACTTGATAATCTCCTGGTACTCTTACTATATTGACTGTTGACATCTCTATTTCCTTTGCAATATTTATCGTGTTAATTGGTTTATGGCGCTGCCACTAAGATCCATACATTATCCCAATAGAATATTTGATTTGTATTTTCTATTAAAAACGCTTGATATGTGTACGATCCGGAAGTTGGCAAAAATGCAATTGTCGGGATTACATTATATGACGAAATATTTCGGAATCCACTGCCTATAAATCCAAAAGTGCTGCCTGCGTAACCCATAGTACCAATATAGGCGGCACTACCTACAACACCTGCAGAACCAATATATGCAAAACTTCCTACAAAACCATCGCTTCCTGCATAACCAGATCCACCATAACCTTGGCCGCCGGTACCGTCGGCGGCGCCTCCGCCGAGGGGGCCAGGGGTGTTGGTTAGCTTACTACGCTCGCCAGGCGTTCTATCCCAAAATTTATCTAACGTCAATGCCATGGTCCAACCAATATTAGGTCGATCTTCTTGTCTGTTATTTGAAGCTTCACCCTCAACAGTATATCGCATCCTTACAAAATCTATTGCAGGTGTTGTAGTGTGAGGGGTTGAAAAATTACTTTGAAATCTTAAAACAACGCCAAAGGTAGTACTAGTAGTGCTAGTCATTGCATATACACCGGGATCAGTCCAAGTTAATCCCCATGTATTGCCGTAAGTTTTAAGTGCTTCAATTTCAAGATTTGCTAAATTTTCACCAATAGGAGAACCGTCATGTGTTAATTGAACAGTGTCGTCAACAATTCGAGATCCTCTGTCCATTTGTATCTGAAGTTGTATTCCGTTCACTCGACCTGATTCTCGACCTAGTCGAAAGTTACAATTCAAATACCATGTTTTATTTCTAATAGGAGTAGAAAAAGAGTTTGGAATATGCTTTAATGGTGCAACAGTTTTAGTCTGAGTAAGATCTCTAGATTTTATATATGTAAAATTTCCACTAGAATCCCACGGCACATGAGTTATTGCTTCTGAATCTTGAGTAACAGCAGTAGGATAATACCATTTAGGATAGTAGTTGTTGGCGTACATAAGAATATTTACCTAAAAAAATAGCCGCCGAAGCAGCTATTTTTGTTCAACTAATATTAATTAAACGTTGCTAATGCTAACTGTAGTAGTAACAAGAGATTTGTCTGTACCATTGGCTGCTGCAAGTGTCCATTTTGCTAAATCGTTAGTTTCATAGACCCATGCACTGGCACCATTTTGTGTTAGTTGAGTCAATCTTGCTTTTCTAGATGCTAAACGAGTTACATAATATGTGTTGCCATTGGCGTCAGCAGCTTCAAGAACCATTGTACCAATAGCTGCTGTATCAGCAATTAACTTACATACTCCGTATCCTTGAGCAGTTTTAACATAGTAGCGGCTTGTGCCTTGTTGTTTAACAATATCACCAATTACTGCACTACCACCAGAATTAACTGTACCGTTACTTGCTGTTGGAACCCACGCTGTAAAGTTTAGAGCGTTTTGACGGCCAGTAGTTAAACTGATTGCAAATGTTCCTGTAGTTGTAGGATTAGGTGTAAATGTTAATGATGTTGCAGTAGTTATATAACCACTACCAGCAGTTAAAACATTGTATGCAGTAGGTACTCCGCTTGCGTTAACTGTTACTGTACCAGAAGCTACAATACCACCTGGAATTGCCGTTGCGCCTGCAACCCAAGTTACTGAAGTTGAGGTGCTGTAACCTGAACCTGCTGAAACGATTGCAACTGTAGCAATGCCTTCGCCACCTACACCCGTTGCGCCGCCAGTTTGTCCATCGTCATATGGACTGTTGGTGTTACCAAAAAATTTCTTATTAATAGGACGTCCCATTTGTTTCTCCTTGAGTTATGAGCGTTCTAGGCCCTACGCGGTGGGTGCCGCATAATAATCTAGACTCTTTATTTAACAGAAAACGCCCCGAAGGGCGTTTTGATTTGCTTTTTAAGCAGTGGATTACTTGAAGCTAACTGTTGCGCTTGTGATAGCAACTTTACCTAAGTAGTCAGCAGCGTTACCTAACGAACTTGCTGTGTTGTTTAATTCAACATAGCCGTAACGTGTTAGGAAGCCAACTACTGGCTCAAAGGTGTTAGGATCTAGAACAACACCAGAACTCATCAAAGGAATATATGGGCAATAGAACGCAGCAGCATCTGCTTCGCTTGTACCTTTATAACCTAGTAGAACTTGGTTGTTGTCATCACTGTCAGCCTTGTATGCATCAACATACACACGCATAGCACCGTTCAATGTACCAACAAACTTAGTGTTTGTAGGAGCTTCGAAAGTACCTTCTGTTGTACGTGCAAATGCACTTGTTGTTGCGCTCTGAAGAATTGTCAACGCTTGGTTGGAAACAACTGCCCAGTTTGCAGAACCACGACGTGTACGCTGAGCGATCAAGTTAGCAACACGGTTGATTTGAATCGCTAGAGCAGCGTGTTCGTCACCAACGAATGTAGCAGTACCTGAAACTAGGGACTGGTCATAAGTCTGTTCAACTGAAGCTAGAGCACGTAGACTTGTTAGAATCTCTTGATCGATTTCAGCTGTGATTTCTTGGGCTAGAGCAGCCATGATTTCTGCTTCGATGTCAATGCCTTGTTGGGCTTGTGCATCTTGAGCAGCTTCAAAAGTCCAACGAGCAGATAGCTTGCGGCTCTTTGCTTCGACTGGAGCTTTCAAGATTTGAATGCTCATACGCTTGCCTGGCTGACCTTCTAAGGCGCTAGTGTTATTAGCTCTTGGATTAGAATCAGTGTTGTTACCAGAATAAGCACTAGCAATCTTGAATGGGCTTAAAGCCTCTTCACCTGCTACTACGTTGTCGCCGCTGTCAGCGTAACGAACACGTAGAGTATGGATTTGACCAACTGGACCTGTCATTGGCTGAACACCGATGATTTCATTTGCAATAACTGTCGGCATAACACGACGAATTACTGGAAGAATAACACGGTTTAAGGTAGCAATGTTACCAGCGGATGTTGCACCTGCTGTAGCACTTTCACCTAGATACTTGCGTGTGTTCTCTAAACATACAGCCATGCTCGACTTGCGTACACCGGATAGGCCTTCAAGTAGAGCTTCTTTGGTCTCTGACCATCTTTCATTTAATAATTGTGACATTTATGTCTCCTTGAATATAATTATCTTAGGCCCGCTAATTTGCGGATATCTAAAATGTTATCTAAGCCTACCGCTGGCTTGGTTTCTTTATCGCCAGTAACTTCTTTGCCTTCATTGAGTGCTGCTTTTTTAGGTGCTACAACTCTCTTATCGCCTTCGATCACTGCTGGTAGGTATTTGTCGAATGCATCACGTAGTTTTACAGTTTTTACACTTTCTAACAACGATTGCATTACTTCTCTTTTGTCAGCGCCTAACGGTGCTAACATTTCGCTCATAACAGTTTTTCTTTCCATCAAATCTTTAGTAACGCGAATTTCGCGGTTCTTAGATTCGACAATAGTGTCTTTTTCTGTTAATGCTACGTTTGCTTCGGCAATTTCTTTTTCTTTCTTCTGAATAATCTTTAACAATTTACTTGTTTCAGATTTTTCATTTAGATATGAAGTAGAAAATTCATTAGCAAATGCTTCAAATAAACGACGTCCAAAGTTGTTCTCGCGGGCACTGTCGATATCTTCTTTCAATTGCTTGATTTCAGATGTCAACTTAGTTGTGACTGCTTCTTGAACTACTGCGGCACTACGTTCAATAAATCTTGATTTGATCTCAGCAAATTTGTTAGTTGCTTCACGGACTAACTTAACTTTCGTTTCAGCTAAATCACGTTTGTCAATTGCAAATTCTCTAATTTCCTTGGACAATGCGTGTACTACGAACTGTTCAAGTTTTTGGAAGTTTTCCGAAACTTTCTGACGATCACTTTGGAATTCTACCAACTCTTTTCCTAGCTGACTTAGTACAAATGATTCTAATACTTTAGCATCACCTGTCATCTTGTGTTGATAAGCAACTCTAGCTTCCACTAGGGCATTTTTATCAGTGACAAGTTCAGCCATTTCTGCGGCCAATCTCTCGCTCAACATCTTGTCGATTGCTTCAACCATAACACTTCTGTCATGATTGTATTTTTGTGCAAACTCTTCACGAAGTTCAGCAGTGACTAGGTCGCGATTCTCTTGAATCTTTTTAGCAAAAGCAGACTCAATAACATTGACTGTGTCATTTGTCATTACGCCGGATTCTACTAATTGTTTGAATGCGTCCAACATCACGTTCTCCTATGCGGTTATTTCAAACCGTTAATTATGTGAATCATCGCCTCTTGGAGATGCTTCTGTGCTTTTGGGTCTTGTTGTACTTCTTGCGCCACCCTAAACGCTCTACTACCACCTCTTGCATTCAAAAGATGTTCGTATACTGGTGTAGGATAAGCTCCGGGCGCGGAAGGCTGGGCAACAATATCGACCGTAATAATCTCAAAGTCTGCTACTTCGCCAGTTCTTTCGTCAACGTTGCCGCTGCCTCTAGAACTTACCCCAAGTTTTACGCCTGCTTCAAGCATAGTACGAATTAAGTTCCCCATTGGAGTAGGTAAAACTTTCATCTTACCATATCCATTAGGACCTTCCATCCACATTTGAGTAATCATATGGGATACACGGTCCAAATTTACTTTAAGATCATCAGGATGGTCTACTTCACCTAGAACACTATAACCGTTTTGGATCTGATCGTTTAGAGTTTTAACCGCAGTTTCAATTTCTCTAACTGGGTAAACTCGTTGGTTTTGATTACGAATTCCGCCTTGGATGGCAATACCTTTTAAGAAAAGATTCTTGCCTTCTTTGTCGTCGGATTCTAATACAAGACCGGATTGATCAAAACTTAGGTGTTCTTTTAGATAAGCTAGTTTCATCAAGATTCTCTAATTAAGCGTTACGACCTGGTGCACCGTTTAATGGGCTCTTTACAACACCAACGCTAGTTTGACCTGCCTTGTCGCCTGAACCAGAACCAACTGGACCAGGAGTCTTGCTGTTTTGAGCAACTTTACCTAGTGTCTTAACACCGCTCTTAACATTGTCTACGTTGTGCGTACCGTTACCTACAAACTTGCCACCGCTCTTAACGACACCCATGTCGGCTTTAGCTGGACTTGTACCTGTGTTAGTACCTGCGCCTGTTTTTCTGTCGCCTAAGATGTTGTGTGCGGTTGCACCTGTTGTTGGCTTGCCTTTACCGCTGCTAACTGGGCTCTTACCACCGTCAACTGCTGTTTGACCAGCTAGATCACCTTTTCCGGAACCAACTGGTCCTGGAGATTTCATAGCATTCTTTTCCCAGTTCATGCCTACGTTTTCAACGTATTCACGCATTGGTTGGCCCATGCTTTCTTCTTTTTCGTCTTCGCCGTCTTCGCCGTCTTCGCCGTCAAACGGTTTTTCTTCGCCGTCTTCATCGTCTTCATCTTCTTCGTCACCAAAAGTTGGTTCAGCGGCTGTAGCGCCTGCTCCACCATTCTTAGCTACGATATCTTCGAATTCGCTCTTTAATTGAGATAGGATATCTAAGATCTGTTCTTCACCAGAACTTACTTCACCTTGGTCTCCGGCTGGATCTTGTACGTCAGCTGGTAAGCTGTCGGCTGGATCATTGTCGCCACCGATAGACATAGAACTTTCTTCGTCGCCTGGCTCGCCAACTTGTTCTTCGTCGCCCATACCGAAACCTTCTTCTACGGCGTCGTCTTCTAAATCATCAGCTTCTTCGACTGACTCTTCTTCGTAATCATCAGTTTCTTCAACTGATTCTTCTTCGTAATCATCTGATTCCTCAGCGATCATGTTTTCATATATTTCTCTAGATTTCTCTACAACGATTTCATGGAATAAATCATTTGCCTTGTCCATTTCCTCGTTGACAAGATAATCTAGAAGTTGTTCAAACTTTTTAGACATTGCGGGTTCTCCTTAATTAGATGCGGCAAGGCTGTCGTGTATATTTACAGCCAAGTTGATTTACTTATATGAAATAGGCCAAAAACGGTCGTTTCTGACAAAAGATTGGATTATTTTGAATCCAAATGACAAAATTCTTTGAAAAAATATTTAATTTTTGCATCTAAAAGTCAAATTATCTGTTATGCTTCCGGCTCTGCTGGAATAGCATACATAATTCTAACTAGTTCTAAATCTTCTCTAGTTTCAACTTCTCGAGCGTCTCCTGCTTTTCTTAAGTTGTTTAGCATCTTAAGAGTCAGTCTACTTTTTCTATTGTCTTTATCGGTTATTACACTAGTATCGTGCTCGGGATCATAGCGGTCATTATTCTTCATGTCCGATTGATCTTTTTCAAAATATATAAACTCTTGTAATAACATGTTTATATTTACCAAATTATAAAGGTGCGGCTCCGCCTGGACTTCCGCCACCACCTACGGGACTCATCCCAGAAGGCATTTCTCCGTCCGGATTCATCCCGTCTTCACCTTCCATATCTTCGGGTGGTGTAGTTGCTCCGGACATACCGTCAATATCGCCAGCTATTCCGCTTGCAGTAATACCTGCAGAACGCAATTCTGCACTCGCATTCAAGTTTGTGCCTTGATCTAAGTTTTCATCACGCCACATTTTTTCGTTTTCTGCAATTTCTTCTGTAGTTAATCCTAAGAAACGCTTCATTGCAAAACGTTTTGACATGAATGGAACTTCTACCATACTGGCAAATGTGCCAACACGGGCAGTATCCATTTCTGCTTGACGGTATGCAGCAAAGTTCTGTGGTGGATTAAACTTAATATCAAATAGATTGTTATCAACATTGATACCTTTAGTGTGCAAATACAGTTTGAATTCGGTATCAAACTGTTCATGCATTAAACTTTGGAGACGCTCACAGTACTTGTTGAATCGCAATTCTTGAATGTATGCTGTTCCAACTCGACCATCATTAAACGAAGATCCTCCGTCGTCGGCACCAGTAGGTAGATAACTGCTAGGTATGCGTAAAGCCCTAAACAGCTTATTAGTAAAATATCTAAGATCATCAATTTCTCCTAGGTTTGTGCCGCCAGGTAAAATTTCAACTTTAGATCCACGACCTTCAGCTGTTTGAGGGAAGAAATAATCTTCATTAATGCTTAACGGGTTGTATGCAGCATCGATAACGTTTTGTCCGCCACCTACACTGCTAGGAATTCGACGTTGGTTAATTTCATTTTTAACACGCTCAACAAATCCCATGGCCAAGTGGCTCGGCATGTTGCCCACGTCAATGTAAAATACTCTACGCTCAGGAGCTCGTTGTACACGATAGATAATGATAGCATCTTCAAGCAGTTCTTTTTGCTTGTATACTTTGAAAATAGTTTCCATTAAACTATTGCCAAATGGGAAGTTATTATCAATACCTTCGCTCATGCTGATGTGAATCACATGTCTAGCGTCAATTGTAAATTGGTTTGCGTTCTGTTGAAATCTACTGGTATTTGCATTGTTGGCCATACCGCCAACCATGCCTTTTTGTTGTGCGCCACCGCCGGTGTATGCAGTTCCGCCTGGAGTAATATTAGTATTAGTGGGGTTTATCTGAGTTACAGTTAGATTTTGAAAGTTAACATTGAGATCACGGATAACATATTGTTCGGGCTTCTTGCCTTCACTTTCATTGACAATGACTTTATCTACTTTGCTAGGATCAATGTACATCCATTTTTGTGTTTCTGGATCACGAATAAAAAATACATCGCCGTACTTAAATGCGTTTCTAACAATCTTAAAAATTCTAATTTGAAATTTATTTGCTTTAGTCCACTGTTGTAGATATTTTTTAATGATCTTAACTTCAGTAGATGTAGATTGATCTTTGAAGAACACTTGAAACGGTGTTCCATTTTCATCATTCATCTGTGTACAGAATTCTGCCAAGATATCAAAGGCAGCATTAACTTCACTGTCAGTATCCATAGAATCGTACTGGCCGTAACGTTCTAATCTGTTTGGGTGACCTGAATAAACATCTGGAAGATAACTGCTGTAGTTTGTCCTAGACATGTTAGGTCTATTGCCGCTAGACAGCGGGCTCATTTGGCCTGTTGTATTAACGGGATTAAAATATCTTTTCCAACTCACTTGGTTACTCCGGAATTATGCAAAAGCATTTCCACTTAGGTTTTCAGTTGCTTGAACATTCCTTCTGGAATTTTCTGCAACTTGCCTCATCTGGTATACTAACTCTGCTTGTGTGTTATTTAACTGAGTTACGAGGCCTTCTAACGCATTTGAAACACTTGCTTGCATCAAGTGTGTGATTTGTTCAGGCTTAAACATACCTTCTATACCGTGTCCAATAATTGGAGTTCCGTTACCAAAATTCTCAAATGCTGTTCCTACTGTACCGTAACTACCTGCAGATCGACCTGGTTTATTTTCAGTAAACATACTCCATAAAGCGGTGGCTAATCCTGTAACAGCTCCTGCTATTGCACCTACGGCTGCGCCGCCTGGACCTCCCATCATCCCTATGCCTGCACCAGTAACTGCTCCTGCTCCTGCTCCTGCTAGTGTATAGCCGGCTGCTGTTGCTACCTTGCCGGCGGTATCTGCCCAACTAGGTTTAACTAATTCCCATATTTTACCAAACAGTTCTTTAAGAAAAGCTTCAATTTTTTTCATTATTTCGTCACGTCCTTCAGGGGAAAATAACTTTTTAATGAACCATTCTATTTGGCGGCCGGCCTCAGGTATCTTTTCAGCGGCCAATCGTATAATGTCAAATACTAATGGCATTAACGGTTTCATTGCCCGCCACAATTCAAGACCTAATTCTTTCATAGCTAGTTGCATTGCTGTTAATTCATCAGCTTCACTTTTCTTAGTGGCAGCAGTTATTTCTGCTGCTTTTCGTTCTTCTTCTAATCGTATTATATTTTCTTCAACACTTAAATTAAGTGTCCCTTGACTGTTTGTTAAAGTTTGAAGCTGTTTAGCGTGTACTCCCATTGAAGCTGCCATTGGGTCATTAGCTAGCTGCATTGCTTGAATTGTGCCAGCAAGTCTCTGATATCCTTTAGCAGATTGTATTTGAGCTATTGCTAGTGTTTTTGTAGAAGATGCAGAATATTCTTCAGCCGAAACTCTTGTATCGTTTGCACGCATTGCTTCTTTAGTAATTGTATCAGCTAAATCGCCCATTAGTGAAGCAGTTGTTTGACCTTCATCTCCTAGTATTGCCACACCCTGAGCGCCTGCTTTGAAAATTTGAGCTCCTGCTTTTCCAAATTGAACTGTATAGCGTTGTAAACCGGCAGTTAGTTTATCTCTTTCTGCTTGACTTTTAGACGCCATAAATGCTTGCCAGTTTGCTTCGCCCGCTTCCTCTTCTAATTTTTTCTGTATGCTTTCTCTAGATTCGCCAGTTAGCCGTGCTAAGAAATCTAATTCTTTTCCATATCTAGCAGCAGATACTGCAAGGCCTGCTTGATCAGCTAGTGCTTGTTTAGATATTCCACCAGTTGTTTTAGCATACTGTATAATAGTGTTGTTTGCTTCTTGAACAGTAAATCCAAGACTTAATAATTCTCGAGTTAGGCCGCCGTCTTTCATAGCCTTAGCAATTCCGTCAAAATTCTTTTTACCTAAACTAGCAGACCCGCCCATTTGTACTAATGATTCAGAATTATCTTTTAATATTTGAGTATATTCTTGTGTCGTTAAACCTAAAGAAAATGCATCGTCTCTTAGTTGACTTAGATTACCACCTAGATTAATACCATTTTGTGATAACGATCGAAACATCTCAAGATTTTCTTCTTGTAGTTTAACTAGTGAAGCAAATAAACCTGCAACAGTTCCTACAATAGGCAAATCTTTGAATGCTGTAAAAAAATCACTAACCTTTGCAGTCCCTGCCATAGCGGCTGCACCAAAATTTACTAAATTTCCAGCAGTACCCATGACTCCTGTTGTTAAATCAGCAAGAGCAGATCCTACAATAGACCCAGCTTTACTCATTTTAGATGTTGACTTTGCAGTGTCTTCTGCTGCATCCCCTAATGCTTTTAACTTTAACTCGGCGTTGGCAATCATTTTAGGGTCAAGACCAGCCGCCTTCGCTAGTTTAGCAAAGGCAACAGATTGTTCTTTACCTTGTTGTTGATGTAACTTCAACAAATTCTGGAGCAGTTGCTCCATTACAGCAGTGTCAATGGCCATCGTTATTTTCCCTAGTTAAATGCATATATAAATAATTCACCAGTCTTATAGAAACTTATTTATCGGAGTTAAAACCATGGAATCTACACAACCTAAACAACGGGTAAACCCACTTACTAGCCTTATGAGGCAACCCAAAATATATATTAAATTACCCAGCAATGGGAGATTTTGGTCTCCTAATAGCTTAGATATGTCTCCTAGCAGTGAGTATGCTGTTTATTCAATGACAGCAAGAGATGAGTTATTATTAAAAACTCCAGATGCTTTAATGAATGGTCAAGCAGTAGTTGATGTTATCCAAAATTGTGTTCCTGCTATTAAAAATGCATGGGAAGTGCCTAGTATCGATCTTGATGTTATTTTAATAGCCATAAGATTGGCCACCTACGGAGAAATGATGGAAACTTCTCTTAAGATTGGTGAAGAAGAAATGCACTACAATGTTGACTTAAGAAAATTATTAGATTCGTTATACGAGACCATCACTTGGGACGAACGAATTAACATAGGAACAGATTTGGCATTGTACATTACACCGGTAAAATATAGCCTTATTAGTAAAACTAGTATTCAAAATTTTGAAACACAAAAACTAATGAGTCTTGTGAATAATTCAGAGTTGACCGAAGAACAAAAGATTGACACCTTTCGAGAAAGCTTCAAAAAATTAACAGATATTACTGTGGGTATTATTAACAATTCAGTATACAGGATCGAAAGTTCGGCAGGAACAACCGAAATTCTAGAAGATATTACTGAATTCATGGAAAACTGCGATAAGAGTGTGTACGATGCAGTTAAAGATCGATTAGAAAAATTGAGATTGTCTAACACCCTAAAACCAATTAAAATTCGAGCAACACCCGAAATGATTGCCAACGGTTCTGAGGAAGAAGTTGAAATACCACTAACATTTGATCCTGCAAATTTTTTCGGATAAGGCTCTTATCCCTGTCGCTAGATGAAATAACTCAATTAGCAACTACAATGGAAAAAGAGATAAGGGCCATAAAAGATGAAATTTTTAAGATGTGTTGGTTCATGCGTGGTGGCATAACCTTAATCGAAATGTATAATACTGACTACAGTGATCGAGAAGTTATTGCCAAGTTAATTGAATCTAATTTAGAAACAACTAACAAAACTAAAATGCCGTTCTTTTAATTACAGTGTAATGCCTAGAAACTTGCTAACAAACGGCTGACTGATACTTTCGTTTGTTCCACTGGCCAATCTATCTTGATCGTCAATTATATCCAACTGATCGCGTAGTGCTGCCCGTTCTTTTGGATCTAGAGTTGCGTACATTTTCTTAAAACCATCTAATGTTGTAGGAGCCGGTCCGGACATTGTTGGCGCACTAGGCGGTTTAGTAGGCGCTGCGGGTTGCTCTGGCGCTGTTGGTTCAGGATCAGCAGCACCAGTAGGCTCAGTTTGCGGGCGGGCAGCTCTACCCTGTTGTGCAGCTACTATTTTAGAATAATTTTTTCTAACTGCATCTTTGATAATCTTATCAATTTGAATATTGTTCAGTCCGCCTGCAACTGCTTCCATAGTAGGATCAATTCGTTCAGGAGGAGTTGCTACATTAGGTGCACCACCTGCAGGATTTGGAATAGTATCCAAATCACTTAAACCTAAATCTTCTAGAAAATCAATTAAGTTTTGATATGTAGGTTCTGTGCCACCACCTACCATCTGCTGAAACTCGGCTCTAATATTATCAGCAATACGTCCTGCATGGGACGCACCCGTTGATTGCAATTTGGATGCTTGTCTATTGGATCGCATTTTATTCAGAGCTCCGCCAATATTTTTAAGTATTCCTAACTCATTGACTTGAGTTTCATTTAATAGATCATTGAATTTCATTATATTACTTCCTGATAACAGTTTATATATTTATAGTGAGCATACGCTCACTTGCTTCTGCGCTATCGCTTGAAGCAATTTTTACATCATAGGCGATTAAATATTATCTAGATCGTTCAGTCACACTTTGCCCAAGCCGGGCAAAGAAATGGAACATTATCTGAGTCGAACATGTATCACTTAGTGTTAGAGCAGTTACAGTGGCGGTTGATCGGTACCACGAGCTCCGTCTTTATACAACGGCAGCATATGAATATACACTAACATATTCATATACCCGGGGTTTTCTCCCCTCCTTTTGCCTTTTTTCTTACTTCAAACAACCATACCGCGGCGAATTTGCGATTTACGTCCTGTTAAGGATAGTGGTTGAGTACTCTTAGCGGCAAGAGATTTCCATCCCTGTGATTCAAAATCCAGGTCCAGGACGTCCGATGTTAGCTGACGCTTGCTTGTGTACCGCTTAAGGTGCCTTAAATTTTTGTTTTAATGTGTGAGCCATGTACACGGACAGATATCTGTCCGTTATAGTATTCGTCGGATTCTAATACTTTGCGGTCGAATTGTTCGCGGGCCTCAACGTAAGATGTTTCTGCTTTACTTTTACAATAATAGAGAATTTCTCGAGTGAATTTATCTTTGCCTAAAGTGTCTATGTCTTTAGATAGTTCAACGCTGGACCCGTAATATTCCTGCCAGTCGCTGTCAATTTTACTTCTAATTTTCTTTTTCTTCTTAGTGCCGTTCTTTAACTTTACAGTCTTGTAGGTCGTTTTACTAAATTTTGCTAATTTTTTGCCAATGTATTGGCGCCCCGTGACTATATTGGTAATGCAATATACAAAACCAATGCAGTCATCGGGTAGTTCATTAACTATAGAGTCTTTATAGACCCAAGTCAATTACTTTGCAGCCTTAGCTTCTTTACGTGCGTTCTTTTCAGCAGTAATTTCGTTACGGCGAGCCTTGACTAGCTTAGAAACTTCTGCAAGAGCCTTGCGTGAACGGGTACCGGCAGCAGAATTGCCACCTGTAAATTTTGCGTCTTCTGCTAAGAATTCTGCAAATGTTGTTTGTAGTTGTGCGTTTGTTGTTGTCATTTCATCTTTCCTTTTTTGGTCTTCCTCGTTTCTCAATGTGTGCAGCTTCTTTGGATGCTTTTAACGAAGCTGTCCAAAGATTTTTCTCCACAATTTTGAGATTCCTTAAGATTCTTCTTAAATCTGTTCCAGTTCTGAAACTTTGTTGTCTAGTATAAAGCACGTTGGTATTGTGTAAATCTATTAACATAGTTACAAACTTATTATACGTTTCTTTATATTCCTCTAGTGCAGACATTTATCCCTATGCCTCAATGTAGTCGACGTCATTTGAGTAACTGGTAAAACCGTTCTCTTTGATAACTCTAAGAACGTTGTTTACTCGACCAATTAATTCATCCTTGTGTGATATTAAGTATATATTCTTATTTCGTTCCCTGGCCATCTTCTTTAGAACAGCTAATCCGGCTTCTACACCCGCTGCATCCATACCGGCATCAATCAATTCGTCAATGAACAATAGATTTATATTCTGATATAAGTTTTCCCATACATCACGGAATGCAAAACTTAGTGATAGAATCAATCGATTTCGCTCACCTCGACTTAAATTATCAAAATCTAAGTCTTGACCTAACTGAGTAATTTCTACATTTAGATCGTTTAAGAATATTACCTTATGCGGCAATCCTAGTTTGTCGACATAATATCCCAGTCGCTTGTTTAAGTATGTCAAGTTTTGATCAATGATCTTTTTACGGATAAAACTATCTTTGTTTGTTAACAATTTTAACAAAAATTCTTGATGATCTCGTAATTTAACAAGCTCGTTGATTACATCCCATTTGATTTCTTGTATGGCAGTTTTCTTTAACTCTTCAATCTGTTCGTCGTACGGGTTGTGTTCATCACACTTATTGGTTAGTTCTCTTTCTAAATTGTCTAAGTTGTTTTTATGTCCTAATGCCTCTGCTTCAGTTTCGTAAAACGTATTAGGTTTAGGCGGCATTTCTCCCGTACCCAATTCCTCTACGATCTTCTTAAGGTCCTGCGAAACTTTATCAAAGTATTTCATCGCATCGCCTAGATGATGCACAGCGGTAGTGGTCATTTCTTCGTGTTTATGGTCGTGCAGTTCTTGTTCACATGCGTGACAAGTTTTATTTGCTAGACTTTCTAATTCTTTTTCGTATTTCTTAACAGTTTTTTCAGCTTGCCCGATTGCAGAATCTAATGTTGCTCTCTGCTTGTTTAAGTTACGTATCTTGGTATTGTTTTCGTCCCAAGTTTTTAATGCAATGTGAGACTGTAGCTCAATTTCAATATCTACACTTTCTAATTGCAGTATTGCTTTGCCAAAACTTTCAAGATCTTTATCTTTCTTAGTTTCCCATGCTTTGCTTTTGATTACAAGACTGTCAATGCTTTTTTGTACATTATCGTTTGCACTCTTTATACTTTCAATCTTAAAAGTTTCTGCCTGAATAGTATCTTTAATTGACTTAACTTCTAATTTTAGTTTTTCTGATTTTTCACTTAGGATTGTAATGCCAAGTAGCTGCTCAATAACTTCTCGCTGTTCAGCAGCCCGCATTGATAAGAAAGGTTCTGTGTAGGTATTCAGCGCAACTAAATGCTTAAACATTGTGTGCGACATTTCCAACATAGTGTCAATATATCGTTGCGTTTCTCTGCTGTCACCTTGGCTGTCATCATCATCATTAGCTGATTTTTGCTGAGCATCGTTGACAAACAGGCGCATAATATTAGGTTTGCGGCCTCGCTCAATGCGATACAACATATTATTCTTTTCAAACTCAACCGTGACTAGCATGCCTTTGCCGTTAGTCTTATTAATTAAGTTTTCTTTTTTAATGTTTGTTAATGCCTGTCCGTACAGTGCATAACTTAGTGCGTTAACAATAGTTGTTTTGCCAGTACCATTTCGACTACCGCTGTCATCTCCGCCTAGATCTAAGTTAGCACCTAACACCAATGTTAGTTGCTCTTTGTCAAAATCTACTGCTTGTGTTTGATTACCTACTGATAGGAAGTTTTTAACTGTAATATTTTTAAGTTTTAACATTTATAGACTGTTGTAAATTGCTAGTAGAGTTTTTGCATCAATATTGTCTGAGTCAATGTTGAGTAGTTGCTCTGTTACAATCTGATCAACGCTTTCAAAACTAGCATCCGGGTTATCATCAGTACCGGTTTCGATATTATTTTTTTCTTGAATTAGACTAATTTCACGTATATCGTGTTCTTCGACATACGTTTCTTTTATAAAGTTAGCTTCTTCGTAGCTAATATCAATGTCTAAGTTAACTTTTAGGTACATCTTAGATTTCATGATGTTATCTTTATCGTCAATTAATTTGCTTAATGACAATGTTCTATACTTCGGAGCATCGGCCCACGACTTAAACGTGGGAACACCGCCCCATTCTAACATCATCATACCTCGATCATCGTCCCAAGTATCTGCAAAGTTATGGGGAAATGCGTTACCAATATACCAAACCTTGCCTTGATTTTGTCGTTTATGAAAGTGGCCGCTAAACACATAGTCTTGATGAGTAAAATGTTTAGCCTGCAATTCACCATGATCCGGCATTTGTACCATTGCATTCATATAGAACAAAGGCAGTTCAAAATGCCCAAACATATACTTGCTTTTAATCTTGCTGATGTTTTTCCATTCGTCACCTACTAGCCAAGGCACTAGGGTAACATCTCCTTCAGTCATGACTTTATCGACTACAGTCACCCCGGGTATGTGTTTACCGAATGCCGAGCTGTGAATATCTCGTTTATCTTTGTAAAACAAATCGTGATTACCCGGAAACCAATAAAAATTCTCAAATGCGTGTCCTAATTTCTCTAGACATCGCATTGATGTATCCAAAGTAATTAAGTTAATTGAATTACGATTGTGGTGCCAGTCTCCAAGGAAGATTGCTGTTTCGCAACCAGCCTCCTTGGATTCTTGAATAAACCAATCTACAAAATCTTCGCAATCTTGGTTATGAGTTGCAGAATTTGATTTTAGACCAAAATGTATATCTGTAAAACATGCTACTTTCTTAAAAAATGACATTAGATTCTCTCCTATGTCTAGTGTAACAGATCTTGTAAAGGTAAATCAAGTGTTTTCTTCTTCATCCTCGATACTAGTTTCTTCAGATTTTGGCATACGTATATTTTTGTATAGTTCTGCTTGACGTGCTGTTTCTTCGGCAAACTCGGCTTGCGTTTGTCTAGTCAAACTAGGTGTTAGTCCTGCAATTTCTAGTAGGTCGTCTCGAATGTTTTGACTCTTCTTTTCTAAGTTCAACACCCGAGTGAAACTATTTGTTACCGCGGCTGTGTAGTAAGCAAATGGATTTTCTGATTTTGATTCATCAAATTGAAGGCCGATTTGCGATAGTTGTAAGACTGCCTGTCCCCGCATTTCTTCAACATAAGTATAGCCCCGCCAATTACTGCGCTGTGCATATCGCTCGCTTAGTTTGATATACATCTTACCCAAGTTTTCGGTAATTCTACCGTGATCTTTGTTGAAACTTCCCCCGTCAATGGTGCCCTTCCAGTGGCTTTTTCCAACGCAAATAAGCTCATCATTTTCGTCAAACTTCCAATGTTGGAAAGGTGGAAAATTAACTTTTTCGTGGCCGTCAGCTACACTTTTGACAGTCTTCTTGCGTCCCGGCGCCATCGGAATATGATCAAATGTCATTATTCTAATAACAACATCTGTTTTGGCAATAGTTTTATAGTCCGGAGTTACTTCGAGAAGTTTTATCTTCTTGTCTCCGCCTAGCCTAGCTGCTACAAAGGCTTCTAGACCTAATCGTTTTGCTTTAATTCTTTTAGCATCGGCAATGGTTCTAATATTAAGTTTATCTAAACTTGGTAAAATTAAATCATGCTGATGATATTCTGGTTTAGTAAAACTACTATATGAGCATTTACTTTTATGAATTTCTGCCAGTAAGTCTCTATTGTTTAAGTATTTTACTTTACGTCCTGTGGACAGTGATGTGGTTACAACGGTCATCTATTCGCGACCTCCTTACAGTTATTATAAAGTATACAGATTGATAAAGTCAACCTATTAGTTAACTATACACATTATTTATTGGGTAAATAGTGTATAAGGAAAATATTATGGCAGATAACAAGCCGGGATTTTTAAGCACAATTGGTGACGCCACCATGAGTGTTGGAAGAGGAATTGCAGATCAATCCGGATTAACTAGACTTGTTGGTACACTTAGGGAAAGACGTCTTGGTCGAAAGACTGGTGCAGCTCCATCTCCTCCAAATTTTGATGTTAGGTTTATTGGCACTAAAGATTTTAGAGTAAAGATTAGAGTACCTAGTGAATATCTTTACACACCGGGTATTGCCTACACTGATCATTTATTTGATATACAGGGTATTGTATTTCCTTTTACACCAACCATCTCACAAGATTACACTGCTAGCTACGCATCAGTAAATCCCACTCATTCTAACTATGCATTACATTTTTATAAAAGCAGTCAAGCTGGTCCAATTTCTATTACTGGAAAGTTTACTGTTCAAAATAACGATGAAGCATACTTGTGGTTGCAGACAACCCACATATTAAGAGCACTTACTAAAATGAAATTTGGTGAAGATGCTAATGCAGGATCCCCACCACCAGTTTGCAGATTTGATGCCTACGGTGAACAGCAGTATAAAAATGTACCAGTTGTAATATCTAGCTTTAGAGTTGATCTACCAGACAGTGTAGATTATTATGCAACTAAGATGGATGATCGGTTCGGCTCCGGAAACAAACCAACCGGTACTATGGTACCAACAGTATCACAAATTACAGTTACACTATTGCCGATGTACAGTAGAAAAGAGTTATTGGGTCTAAAACAAGTCGATGATTATATCGGAGGCAGTCCTAACTTAAGAAGAAAAGGATTTCTATAAATGGCAACTTACAAAACTACTAGTCCTTATTTTAGTACTCCTATAACAGACGGATATTTAGATATTGCAGCATTTAGAGATATTCCTAATGAGCCCACCGATATACTTTACGAAATATTAGTGCAACATCAATATCGTCCTGATCTGTTAGCATATGATTTTTACGGTGATGTAAAATTATGGTGGGTATTTGCCGTTAGAAATAAAGATATTCTTAAAGATCCTGTGTATGATCTTGTTGCCGGCCAAAAAATAAGAATACCTCAACTTGATAATTTAAGAGCACTCGGTTTATAACATGGCAGAACAATCTCCTAATGTAGAAAGAAAAACAACAGATCCAAATCCACGTGCAAGGATAACTCCTGGTACAGCACCACAGTGGGTTGCTAATGTTGATATTACTGGAGACGCACCTACTCCAGCTGCCGCGGCCAACAAGTCGGAAAAAATTGAAAAAAATATCTTACACGAGTTTAGAACATTTACTTACAATTTTACTTTAGCAGCATTACCTCCTACAGGACTTACAAATAATTCACAAATTAAAGCTGCAACAGAAAATTATGTTATTCTTAAATCTGCTGGTAAAAATCTTAAAGGTATAAGCGGCAGTGGAAAGACACAACAATTTAATGAGAGGAGTCCTGGCCGATTTGACATGTTTATTAACAATGTTGAAATAGAAACTATAATGACGGCTAATAATGTTACTAACATGTCAATGGCAACAAAACTGTCATTTGAAGTATATGAACCTATGAGCATAAACGGTTTTATGGAAGCATTACAAATAGCGGCCGAAGCAGCCGGCAATAAAAATTATATGTCTGCTGCATTTGTATTAAAAATGGAATTTACAGGATACAAAGATGACGAAACTGGTCCGTCTACTCGAATTACAACACTTAAAGAGGAAGGTACTCGTCATTTTGTTATATTAATAACAAAAGTCGAAGCTAAAATGGACGAAAACGGTACTCGTTATCAAGTCAAGGCAATTGCAAGAAACGAAGTAGCGTTTTCTGATGATAACGTTATTAAAGAATCTATTCAAATGAAAGGTGCAAACGTTGTTGAAGTATGCGAATCGTTGATAAAATCCCTAAATCTTGCCTCTGAGCAAGCAGCCAAGGCCGAATCAGCCTCTCAAGATAAATTATTTGATTCTTATGAAATTAAGTTTCCTACCCCTGATTGGGCAAGCGGTAACTTTGACTATGACACTCCTTATGAAAAATTTAAGAAAGCTAGAATTCAAGAGCTTACTAATAATCCCTCCATCTTTACATTTCCTGCACCTGGCTCAGTTAAATCTGCATATGACCAGAATCCCAGCGGACCTGATTACGCCGGCGGCGCAGCAGGTGGCGGTCGCGGATTTGTAAATCCGCCACTAGTAGTTACTGTTAATAATGACGGAACAGACGCTAAAAAGCAACCAGGCAATGAATCTAACTCGTACGATCCTAATATATCTAGTGTAATGTTTGCTAAAGGAGCTAAGATTCCTGACATTATTACAAGTGTTATTAGAGATAGCAAATTTGGTAGAGATATTATTGACAACGCTAAAAAAATATCAGACGATCAATTTATAGAATACTTCCACATTTCTGTAGAAATGGAAGTAAAGGACAAATGGAATCCGGTGCTGTTACGACCTACTTACATTTATCGATATATTGTATTGCCTTATAAGATGCATATTTCACGATTAGCTTTATACCAAAAAGAATTAAGTACATCGGAACAAAATACTTTGATTAAAAACTACGTTAGAAGAAAATATGAATATCTATACACAGGAAAGAACCTTGATGTTCGATCATTTAATTTAACATTTAATCATTTATATTTTCAGGCATTTCCTAGAAGTATGAATAACGCAACGTTTGGCCCACTTGGCGGAGATGATGAAAAAGCTAAGACCGGAGTAGCACTTACTGCAATTTCGGGATCTAACGAAAAATCCTCACCAACAGTTCCAAGTAGTCCTAGAGTATCTGATCCTAGACGAGCTGATATCGTAGGCCCAGGCGGCAATGCAACTCGACCTGAATATGATTCGTACGATGCGTTGGTTAAAAATATGCATCAAGCAATCTTAGATAATATGAGTATGATTAAGTGTGATTTAGAAATTTTAGGTGATCCTTATTTCTTATGTACAGGCGGCGTCGGTAATTTTAGACCTAAGATTATTGATCCAACAATTACCGACAACGGAGAAGCTCCGTATCAAGTTCATAATGTTATGGTTGTTGTAGAATTTCGAAATCCCGAAGACATTGATCCTAATACTGGAATGGTTATTTTTGATAGTAATCGTATTCCGTATAACGGTTGCTATCAGGTTACTAAAGTCGCATCTAAATTTCAAGACGGTTTGTTTACACAGAGATTAAACTTGGTAAGAATTCCAGGTCAACCCGTCCTTGCTAACGGCAGCGGTGGCCCAGTTAGCTCTACACCAATCTTTGCCAATCAAACCATTACCACTAACTTTGTTTCTTCGGCCGAAGCATAAACTATGTCACAATCAAAACGCACCATTACAAAGTTACCGCACCCTGGCCCGTATATTGCTAGGATAACAAGCCATCTAGATCCTACATTTATGGGAGGAGTGGAAGCGGTACTAGAACAAGGTACACTTAACAATCCTGAATACCAAGATTATGTATTTCCATTGCAATATTTAAGTCCATTTTACGGAGTTACCTCGTCAGATTTCGAAGGTCCTGATGAAAAAAACTTTTACGATGTACAAAAAAGTTACGGAATGTGGACGGTTCCGCCAGATGTAGGCACTAGAGTTCTTTGTATATTTGTTGACGGAGATACTAATCAAGGATTTTGGATTGGCTGCATTGCTGATAGAAATCAAAACCACATGATACCCGGTATAGCTGCAAGTTCTAACGTTGCATGGGCTCCTGGTCAAAAAGAAAAGTATGATGTAGCTGCTGTACCAGTTGCTGAGTTTCACCGCAAAAAAATCAAAGGTGCGTATGAGCCAAACAGTCAGCTAAAACCTGTTCATCCTTTTGCAGATAGATTGCTTACACAGGGTCTCCTTGCAGATGCTGCTCGAGGAGTTACTTCTAGTAGTGCTCGCCGAGAATTCCCTAGTAGAGTTTTTGGTATAAGTACCGCAGGCGCCCCTGACCCTAAAAGTCCTAAAAAGTTTATTGGTTATATGGATCCTGGGCAACTCCAAGTTCCTACTAGTAGACTTCCTGGTCATCAGTTTGTAATGGACGATGGCGACAAGTCCGGCGAAAACAAACTAATACGATTACGATCAGGTGGTGGCCACCAAATATTATTAAACGATTCTCAGAACATCATTTACATTGCCAATGCAGAAGGTACTGCATGGATGGAATTCACTGCCAATGGAAAGATTGATATATATGCTAAGGATAGTGTAAGCATACATTCTGAAGAAGATTTTAATTTTAGAGCTGGTAGAGATATTAATTTAGAAGCACTTCGTGATTTTAACGTAAAAACTCATACAGGTAATATGGTCTTAAATGTTAAAGATTTTAATCTTAGGGCCGATGGTGCAGCAAAAATTCATATCAGCGGCCAATATGACCAATACATTAAAGAAAACTATAATACCACTGTTAACGGCACAATTAACTTCCTTAGTAATCAAAAAATGAATTTAACAGGCAAGCAAGATTTAAGTGTTATTACTCAAGGAAAATTTACAATTGCTGCCACTGGCGGAACAAAGCACGGCAAACCTGGCGAGATAGCTGCGCCAGCAGCTGATGCTATTAGAGATACTATTGCAATAAAAACTCGATTTGTTCCAAAAGTAAAAGTAGCAGTAGGCTGGCCCAAAAGAAAATATCAAGATGAGCCGACTTCTAGTATTTTACAACGAGTCCCAATGCATGAACCGTGGAGTCAACACGAAAGTTTAGCTCCTACAAAATACTTACCACCTTCAACTGATATTAAAAATCCTAACCCACCTGCTACTTCTAGTACACCTCCGACTACCCCCTCATCTACTACTCCTAGTGCAAATCCACCACGACCGCCACCGAATCCTAATATGCCTGCAGATTGGGCAAAAGATACTGCATTTATTAATAAAGTTAAAGAAGTTGCTGCAAAATACAAGATGGATTACATTGATCTGTTGGCAATTATGCAAATGGAGTCCGGAATGGACCCTTCGAATCCCAACCCTAACAGTGGTGCATCGGGCTTGATACAATTTACAACGATAGTATTGCCTTCTATAGGTAATCCAACGTTTGCACAGCTTCGAGCAATGACTCGAGAACAACAGATGCACTATGTAGATTTATATTTTTCAACCCGCACACCTGGCCTTGAAAATTTATCATCAGTTTCTCTAAATGACATATACATGATAGTTTTTGCGCCAAATAGAGGTTTTGGAAAACCAGATAGTACTGTTCTTTATTCTGATAATCCTGCCTGGTTGGAAAAATTCTCCGATGTACGACCTGCACCAAACAAATTGTCTCGCCGAGAGATTGAAGCTCTCTCTTACACTCAAAATTCTGCATTGGATAAAAGTGGTGATAGAACAATTACTAAGGCAGAAGCCTGTAGATTACTACTCATTAAGCGAGCACAAGTTACTAAAGCATTAGGTCTATAAATATCATTATGGCATACAAAAATATTGTTATTACTCCACCAAAAGTTCCTAATCAGGACACTGCTAAAGAGAGTCAGTTTTATCGAGGTTTCAGCACGATTGATAATCTTTCAAATGTAAAGATATATGATTCTCTGTTAGTAAAACAAGACTTGATCAATCACTTTAACACAAAAAAAGGTGAGAGATTAATGAATCCAGAATTTGGAACCATCATATGGGACCTGTTGTATGACCCGTTAACAGAAGCATTAAAACAAGACATTGAAGCAGATGTTAGAACTATTCTTAATAGTGATCCTAGGATTAATCCGATTGCAGTATCTATTGACGAAAAAGATTTTGGTATTTTAATAGAAGTTTCAATGACATATTCAGCTAACGATGAATCGGATACTATGAGATTTGCCTTTGATAAAGATGCAGGTTTAATTGCTCAATAATATACCTACTTTTTAATATTCATAAATACGGTATCGGAAAAATAATTCTATGATACCATCTACTACTAATCGCTTACTTGTTGCAGAAGACTGGAAAAAAATATACCAATCTTATAGAAATGCAGACTTTAAGAGCTATGACTTTGACACTTTAAGAAGAACAATGATCACTTATCTAAGGGAAAATTATCCCGAAGATTTTAATGATTTTATTGATTCCAGTGAATACATTGCCCTAATTGATCTAATTGCATATCTTGGACAAAATGTCAGCTTCCGTATTGACTTAAATGCTCGTGAAAACTTTTTAGAAACTGCTCAACGCCGCGACAGTGTACTACGTCTTGCCCGATTAATTAATTACAATGCAAAACGAACTGTGCCTGCATCTGGGATGCTTAAGATTATTTCCCTACAAACAACTGAAAATGTAGTTGATAACAACGGAATTAACTTAGCCAGTTCAATCGTCAGCTGGAACGATTCAACAAATGCAAATTGGTTTGAACAGTTTATCACAGTATTAAATGCAGCAATGCCTGGTTCAGTTTCGTTCGGAAAACCGACTGCATCCGGCGTAATTGATGGCATTTCAACTGAAAAATATACTCTTAACAGCGTAATAGATGGTGTTCCTTTGTACTCTTTTTCTAAGAGTATCAACGGTGTACAAATGTCTTTCGAGATAGTTAGTTCTGACTTTGATACTTCTATAGTTGAAGAAACACCTAGACCCGGAAACACATTTTCCTTTGTTTACAAAAACGACAACAGGGGCAACGGCTCATCTAACACTGGATTCTTTGTTCAATTCAAACAAGGTACGTTATCTCTTTCTAGTTTTAATATTGATAATCCTGTACCAAATGAAGTAATTGGCATTAATGCTAATAATATTAACGAGTCCGATGTTTGGCTTTGGCAGTTAAATCCAGACGGTACCTATCCCGATCAAGCATGGACCAAAGTGAGTAATGTAACAGGCAACAATGTAATTTACAATAGTGTTTCTCAGAATAATAGAAAACTATATGCAGTCTCTACTAGAGAAGATGATCAGATTGACTTAAATTTTGCCGACGGCAGTTTTGGTGATCTTCCAAAAGGTTTGTTTAGACTTTTTTACAGGCAAAGTAATGGTCTAACATATTCTATTAAACCTGAGCAAATGCGTAATGTTGCATTCTCTGTCAACTATACTAATGCACAGGGACAACCACATTCGTTAAAAGTTTATGCGGCTTTACAATATACTGTTGCAAATTCTTCAGCATCTGAAACAAATGAAGCTATCAAAATAAAAGCTCCTCAAGCATACTATTCTCAAAATAGAATGATTACAGGCGAAGACTATAACATTGTTCCGCTAACTGCTGGCACTGACATTCTTAAAGTTAAAGCAATTAACCGAGTTTCTAGTGGCATCTCAAAATATTATGAAATGTCAGATGTATCTGGAAAATACAGCGATGTGAATATTTTTAGTGCAGATGGTATTTTATATAAAAATGCAACTGAGTATTTGTTTGAATATCCTGTTACTAACAAGAACGAAGTTAGTTATAATCTAAAAACAAATCTAAACAAAGTGTTTAATCTTAAAGAATTTAGATCGGCTTATCTTGAAAATTATTCAAGACCTAATTTAGTCGCCACCAACATTTCCTGGGTTAAATCTACTGACACGACTAATCAAACTACTGGATATTTTACAATCGGCGGATTTCCAGTGCCCGCTGGCATATTTTCTTCTAACAATCTAAAGTACGGCCTTGCAGGATCTCTAATTAAATTTATAGCACCTATAAAAATTAATACGTCAGAACCAGCCGGATCTCCTGCTCGACAAACGTATTTCTTGCCCAACGGAAAATTAACATTTACAGAAGACAGTACAACTACTTCGGTTAAATGGGTTAAAATAATTTCTATTGTCGGCGACGGCTATAATGGCGGCAAAGGTGCATTATCGACCGGAGTTGGTCCGGTTGTTATAACTGGTAATATACCGTCTGAATCAATTCCTGCAGAAGTAATTCCAAAATTTGTAACATCGTTAGATGTTGATACATCAACATCTGTTATTAACTTATCGATGGCTAAAAAGAACTTTGGTCTAAGTCTCGACCCTTTGACATCTACTTGGTTTATTATTTCTGATACAAATATTGATTTAGCATCTCCATTTAGTTTGTTAAATCAAGCAGATATTACAGATACCAATAGAGATTCTAGTTGGATGGTAGCATTTGTTTGGTCCGGTAACAAATATATTGCACGATACAGAGTTACGGAATATATATTTGAAAGTGATAAAGAAACATCATTCTTTGTTGAACCTTATAAAGTCAATTACGATTATCTTAACGATTCGGTTATTAAAGACAAAATTGTAGTCTTTGGTATTAACGCTTCTCCGACTGCAACATCGGGTGCATACTTAAAAGATGACCAAAATTGGCAAGTGGATAGTTCTGTAATTGAAATTGACGGCTATCAAGAACCTAAAAAAATTAAGATTAGTTTCTATGATAAAGATGATGATGGGCAAATTGACAATCCTGACTCATTTACAAATATTGTACAACCCGAATCAATCAGCGCTCAAACAACATTCAAAAATAAATTTGTTTACTTTGAAAAATTAACAGACGGGCTTCGATATAGATTAACATCTCCTAATAAATTTTATGCATGTCCTACAGAAAATGATGTACCGACGTCAATGTTAATAAACGGACAACTATTTTATTTTTACAGTCCGTCAGTAAATGTCGTTAAGACATGGAATGCAGGATCAACTTCGTTTGATCTAAACACAACATACTTTGCAAAACCCGGTAGATCAAATTTGAAATTTCAATATACTCACAAAGCCGCAGAAAACAGACGAATTGATCCTAGTAAAACAAACATTATGGACATTTACCTGTTAACAAAATCTTATGATACTGAATTTAGAAATTGGATAACGGCATCATCTGGTGCCGAGCCATTGGCTCCTACTAGCCAGAGTTTAAGTTTATCATATTCTCCAATTTTGAACAAAGTTAAAAGTATTAGTGATGAATTGATTTTTCATCCTACTAATTACAAGATATTATTTGGTAATAAGGCAAGTCCAGTGTTACAAGCAGTGTTTAAGGCATCTAAAAATCCTTACAGATCTAGTAGCGACAACGAACTAAAGACTAGAATTTTAACAGCAATTGACAGTTTCTTTTCAATAGAAAACTGGGAGTTCGGCCAAACATTTTATTTTAGTGAACTGTCTACTTATGTTATGAATATTATGACTCCTGACATTACTAATTTTGTAATAGTTCCTAAACAAAATAATTCTTTTGGTAGCTTATATGAGATTAAATGTCAAAGTAATGAAATATTTGTATCTGGCGCAACTATCTTAGATATAGAAATCATAGATTCTATAACTACATCAGAAATTAAGGCATTAGGAAATGTTGTTAACACAGTTGGAGGTCAACAGTAATGGCTGATAATACTCGCAAGTCAGTTGATTTACTTCCTGCATATTTTAGAACAGAAAAAAACAATAAATTTTTATCTAGTACACTAGATCAGTTTATGTCTGTTCCTCAATTGAACAGGGTAGATGCATTTGTTGGAAGTAAGAATACTCCTAACTATTCTAGTAATGACAGGTATATAGAAGAAACAAATCTTTTACGTCAATCATATCAGCTAGAGCCTGCATTAGTTGTTAGAACATTAACTCAAGAAATTAAAAAAGCATTTGCATTAGACGATTTGTTAAATCAAATTGACAGTCATAACGGACATTCGTCGAATTTAGATAGATTATTGCATCCTCAATTCTATTCTTATGATCCTAAAATTGATTGGGATAAATTTATTAACTTTCGAGAATATTTTTGGTTACCTACTGGGCCAAATGCAATTAGTATTTCTGGAGATAGCAAGGCATCACAAGTTGAGTATACTGTTACAGATGCTAGCGATGGCATCCAATTCTTTTTTAATAATTCTACTACTTCTCAACAATTAATTCTTTACAGAGGAACAACCTACGTTTTTAATATAAAATCTATTCATAATTTTTATATTAAGTACACAAACACGGCTGACTCCGATAACATGTTTGACATGGGAATTACTGGTAATGGTACTAACAATGGACAAATTGTTGTTACTATAACTAGTCAGACTCCAGAATACTTGTTCTATACATCCGGTGATGATCAACTAGCTACTGGTCCTATTTTTGTAAAAGATCCCGAATTTAATTCTTCTATTGATGTCGAAGCGGAGATTATTGGAAAGAAATCTTATACTTCTACAACTGGTGTAGAATTTATCAATGGATTAAAAATTAAATTTATTGGTACAGTGTTTCCGGAATTTTATAGAGATACTGAATTTATTGTCGATGGCGTTGGTAAATCTATCAATCTTATTAAGTTTAACGATTTAGCAACTCCGGATGTTGTTGCCGATTTGTATAATACTAGATTTGATGGCACAAACTTTGATCAATTTCCGTTTGATAACTTTTCAAATATTCCTCTAGTGCCAGAATACGTAACTATTAACAAAGCCAGTAGAGATCTAAATCCATGGACACGTTATAATAGATGGTTTCATTCTGATGTTATTAGAGCAGCTGCCGCTGCAAATGGCACAGTAGCAGTATATCCTGCTGAATATAGAGCAACTCGCCCTATTGTAGAATTTTTGCCAAATATTCAATTGTTTAATTTTGGTACAACCGCAATCCCTAATGTAGACTTAGTTGACACTGTTACAACAAATGCATTCTTGCAGATTGAAAATCAATTTGGATTTTATATTGATGGCGTGTTGTTAGAAGAAGGATTCCGTATAATCTTTACCGCTGACACAGATCCATTAGTTCGAGGTAAAATCTTCAGAGTACATTTTTCCTTAGTTGGCACCGATACCAAACTTGATTTAATTTTAGAAAATGATCAAGTAATCGATGGCTCTTGTGCATTAGTCAAAAAAGGATTAGAACACGGTGGCACATCTTGGTGGTACACCGGTACTATCTGGAATAAAGGCCAGCAACGATCTAACAGAAATCAGGCCCCACTATTTGATCTGTTTGACGATCAAGGTGCAAATTATTCTGATAAAAATTATACAACTGATTTCGCCGGTAACAAAATTTTTGGTTACGGCATCGGTACAGGTGCAAACGATCCTATTTTAGGCTTTCCTTTATTATATAGGAATGTAGGAGTTGAAGGAACTTATCTATTCAAGAATTATTTTGCAACAGAAGAATTTTTATTGGTAAAAAATAACGTAACTGGGTATGTACCTACTGCCAGTACTTATTTTAAGATCAACGGCGCCTTAACAAACGTGTGGGTGGAAGCTGCTGATTATAATATTTCATTGATTGACGGAATATATGATGTCCCATTAAATCTTAGCAACAACCCGCTAAATGATCCTATCTCTGATTTTACTCTAACTGAATTATCTAACCATGTTAGTTCTATGATCGATCGAGATCCTGATTTTATGGGAGTGTTTCCAGGAGTAAGTAATCTTAAAGATCTTCCGGAAGTATCTCAATATGGAACAAAATTAATTTCTAACTTAAATTCGTTGGCGTTTGCTCAGCACTTTATAAGTGATGAAGAAAATAGTGTTATATCTGCAATTAGACTTGTTGGGGAAAATTATTATCAATTTAAGTTAAATTTGATTAAGACAATGTCTTCAGTAGATCAAACGTTGTCACCGATTGATGCACTTGATGCATCTCTTCAAATCTTAAATCAAAATAAAACTACCACATTCCCCTATTATTATAGTGACATGATACCGCACGGATCGGGAGCAGTTATTAGAAATTATACTGTTACTGATTCTAGAAATATAAAATATGCAATCCCTGCAGAGTTTAATCTTACTCAATTAAGCATTATCGGTACACTGGTATATCTAAATGGCCGTCAGTTGTTGGTTAACAAAGATTATATATTTGATTCTTATGATACCAACATTGAAATTTTAACTCCGTTAGTTCGTAGTGACGTAGTTACTGTAAAATATTACAGTGATACGTCTGGTAGTTTTATTCCACCAACTCCTACTAAGTTAGGATTATATCCTAAGTTTGAACCGATAATATTTACAGACGATACCTATGCATCAGATGTTCAACAAGTGTTGCAAGGTCATGACGGCAGCATTACTATTTTGTTTGGCGACTATCGAGATGATATTTTATTAGAATTTGAACGTAGGATTTTTAACAATATTAAAGTTGAATATAGGCAAGATTTGTTTGATGTTAATTCTATATTGCCTGGAATATTTAGAGATCAGGAATATACATATTCTGAAATTTTAGATCCCGTCCATCAAGATTTATTAAAATGGAAAACGACATATAGTGTTGAGACTGACGAAAACTTGACCTTTGACATCTCGATACCAAGAACGTTTAACTATAGTGCAGTTACTACCGATAGTGGTATCTCTCTACCAGGTAACTGGAGAGCTATATTCAAGATGTATTTTGATACAGACAGACCTCATATTACTCCTTGGGAAATGTTAGGATTTAGTTTAATTCCTTCTTGGTGGGAAGATGAATATGGTCCAGCACCGTACACCTCAGGTAACACTATACTATGGGAAGATATTCAAGCCGGCAGAATTAAGCATGGGACCCGAGCAGGAATTAATCCTACCTACATCAGGCAAGGATTACTGAATGTTCTACCAGTAGATGAAAATGGTAACTTGGTAGATATTCGAACCTGGGGTCCAATTGGCTCGGCACCTTACTTAGAAACTGCTGATCAACAATGGAAATTTGGTGACAGTGGTCCGGGCGAAACTGCCTGGAGAAGGGGCAGTTATTGGCCATTTGCTGTTCAGATTATTATGGCAGTATTAAAACCCGCCGCTTATTCTGCATTGATGTTTGATACTAGCAGACTTGTTAAAAATGTAATAGGACAGTATGTTTATTCTGAAGATAATTTATTCTTGAATCAATCTAGAGTGTTATTGCCTTACGAAAAAATTAACGGCACTATAGTACTCACGGCCGGATACAGTGTGTTTACAGTAGAAGCTGGACAAATTAGAAACTCTAATTATCTATCTTATATTAAAGAAGAATTGCAAAATTCTACATTTAATTTGATGCACAAGGTTGGCGGATTTGTTAGCAAAGATAAATTAGATATTGTAATTGACTCAGTTAATCCTAACAGTGTTAATCCTGGAATCTTGTTACCAGTTGAAGATTACCACATTCATTTTAATGTTAGTAATCCTGTAAAAATTGTTAATATTTCTGGATTCCTTATTCAGAAGTTACAAGGTAAATTTATTGTACGAGGGTACGATAAAGTAAAACCGTATTTTACAATACTACCTGCAATACATGAAAAGGCTGATACTTATATTACGGTTGGCGGACAAACAGAAGATTATTCAGTATGGTCGACAAACGTTTATTACCCAATTGGTCAAGTTATTCTTTATGAAAATTCATTTTACAGAACAACTAATAATCATAATTCTGGTACCACATTTAATTCATTGAATTATTCTGCACTTAATGAATTGCCTACAATTAATGCAACAGTAGTTGCATATCCGTTCTCGTTTGACAACACTGCAATTAATATTCCGTATACTTCTAGTTACAATTCTATTCAAGAAGTTGCTGATGTAATGGCAGGATACGGCCGCTGGCTAGAAACTCAAGGTTTTGAGTTTGACGAATTCAGTAACAATATCAGCGAAACATTAAATTGGAAATTTTCAATTAAGGAATTTGCTTATTGGTCTAGTCAAAATTGGGCAGATAATAGTGTAATTGCAATTAGTCCTTTTGCAAATACTATTAAATTTACATTTCAAGATTCTGTTGTTGACAACATATTTGGTAGTTTTTACGACTATTCATTATTGAAAGCAGATGGATTAGCGTTTCCATTTGCAGATTTAAGTATTAGTAGAACTGATGGGCAATGCACAATTACCTCAAAGAATGACCAAGAGGGAATATTCTTTGCAAGTCTAAGATTAGTTCAAAAAGAACATGCATTGATCTTGAATAACACAAGTCGATTCAACGATGTTATATATGACATTGATACTGGGTATAGACAACGTCGAATTAGATTAGTAGGATTTAAGACTGCTAATTGGAACGGTGATTATTTTAGTCCAGGGTTTGTTTATGATGCTGCTGTTGTTAAAACATGGAAATCGTACGAAGATTATGTTGCAGGAGATGTAGTAGAATATACTGGCAGTTATTACTCTCTTGATAGAAATCTACCGGGCAAGGAAATTTTTGATTTTACTGACTGGAATAAGTTGGGTGCTAAACCAGTAGCTCAATTAATTCCGAACTTTGAGTATAAATTAAATCAATTTGAAGATTTCTATAGTTTAGAAATTGATAATTTTGATATTAGCCAACAAGAATTAGCACAACATTTAACTGGATATAGTTCAAGGTTATATCTTAATAATATGTTTGTTAACCACATTGCTCAATATAAGTTCTTCCAAGGGTTTATTAAAGAAAAGGGCACACGTAATGCTCTTGACAAATTAGCAAAGGCAAGTGTACATAATTTGCAAGGACAAATTGATTTTAACGAAGAGTGGGCATTTAGAATCGGTACGTTTGGTGCGTATGCATCGTTGCAAGAATTAGAATTTCCATTATCTGAATCTAAATTTGTTGACAATTCTCAATTAATTAAGTTTGTATCTGAACCCCCTGTTATCGAGTACGACTCTACACTATATATAACTTCTGAATCATTATCAATTAAACCGTTAGATTATAATGTTGACACTACTTTTTTTACAAAAGATGCTCTGTTTGATCTAACACCTTTTCAACTACCGGTTGCAGGATATGTTCGATTAGAAGATGTTGATTATACAGTTAAGTCTAAACAAGACTTACTAAATTTTATTCCAGGTAAAACTGTTAATCAAGGAGATACATTTTGGGTAGCATTTGACAATAACAATGATTGGGGAGTATATCGTTATACAAGAATGTCTACTGCAATTATCGGAGTTGCTGATAACATTGCAGGCGAAAGTATTAAATTTACAACCAATGCATATCACGGGTTAACTGTTGGTGATATTATTGCAGTAACTCGATTTGCAGACGAAGTTAATGGAATTTATATTATTTCTGAAATTAATAGGTTGAATGAAATTGTAGTTAAGACTACTGTTACTGCACCTACTAGTACTAATGATTTTGGAGTGTTGTTTAAGTTTGTTTCATCTAGATTTGAAAAATTTGATGATTTAATTGATACAAAATATGTTGCTGATATTTTTCCAGGTAGAAAAATTTGGGTTGACTCTAACGTAACTGGTCAATGGGAAGTTTATGAAAAGATTGATAATTATACACCTAGTATATTAACCAACAGGATTTTATCTGACGGGTCGTTCTATGGTGAAGTAATTATTTCTAAAGAAAATTCTAATTTACTAGTAGTATCGGCGCCTCGATTAGCCGACGATAATGGGTCTGGACAGATCTTTATGTACACTAATACTGGCGGTACATTAAAGCTAATCAACAGTTATCCATTGAATCGGGGACTAAATCAATATTATGAAAATGGTGGCCAACCTGCTGCAAAGTTTGGATTTGGTTTAGATTTTGACGCAGTTGACGGAGTAATAATAGCAGGCGCACCTTATGCATCTAATGTTAACGCCGATGCATCAGGCAGTACTAGGTATGTTCAAGCTACTAATTCTGGCATCGGAAATATTAATGACGGTATGGTTGTTATTTCGACTCTTAATGTAACGGGTAATGCAGAACTACGACATGTTATGTTGGCCTGTCAGGAACCGGCTAATAATTTAGAATTTGGATACAGCACATTCATTGCGAGTACTGCATCTCAAAAGATTGCATTAGTTGGTGCCCCTGGACATACAAATTCGACAGGTGCTGTGTTTAGTTATGATGTTGCATATGTCAGATCATTTGATAATTTATTAATTGATGTTAATGCAACTGCAACTTCTCAAATTAAGTTACCGTCTCCTGGCATATCAGTAGGTGCTAGATTTGGTGATGTTATTGCGGGAGATTTGACCGGTAAGAGAGTTGCAGTCAGCGCACCGGGATATAGCAATGGCAAGGGTGCAGTATATGTTTACGAAAATACAGGAACTACATCTGATTACACATTTGTGCAAAGTCTACTATGGAATGATACATCGTTAAACAACACTATTTCGACAGACGGCCAATTTGGCTATGATATAGATATGGACGATTCTGGAAAATATCTATTTGTATCAGCGTTCAATGCATTTGATAGTGTATTGCAACGTGGTAAGGTTGTTATATATGAATGGACAGGTACACAATATACTGCAACGCAAGTAATTGACAACCCGAGCACTACTAATGGTTTGAAATTTGGATTTAGTATTGAAAGTGATTCTTCCGGAAACATTCTAACTGTTACTTCCCAAGGTCCTAACTATTTTGCTAGTGCAAGTTTTGACGAATATTCAACTACATTTGATTCTGAATCAACTCGCCTAGGAACCTTAGTTGAAGATTCTGGATCTGCATATGTTTATAACAGATACGAAGAAAAGTTTATTTTTGCTAGCGAATTATACAATAGTTCAGTTCTACCTAACAGTTCTTACGGATATTCTACTTCTGTAAGTAGAGAAACAATTTATGTTAGTTCTCCAAGACATATTAGTACTGGCACACTACGTACTGGTGCAATACATATATGGCAAGCAAAAGATCCGGCTTCTAATAGTTGGAATTTGCTCCGTCAACAAACTGAATTAGTTGATGTAGAAAAAATTAAACAAGTTAAAACTATTAATGTCTATGCAGATACTGTAATTGATTATCTTGAAATTTATGATCCTATTAAAGGAAAAATTCCTCAAGCTGCTGATCAAGAAATTAGATTTAAGACATTTTTTGATCCTGCTGTCTATAATACAGGTACTAATACTTTAGCCACAATAGATATGTTAACTTCGTGGAGTTCGGAACATGTTGGTGAACTGTGGTGGGATCTATCTTCTGTCAAGTACACATGGTACGAACAGGGCGACATTGAATTTAGAAAAAATACATGGGGTTCAGTATTTCCTGGATGCTCAATTGATATTTACGAATGGGTAAAATCTGATTTCTTACCAGATCAATGGGCTATTGATGCAGATACTACCGCTGGCCTTGCTGCAAATATAAGTGGTACACCTAGATATGTAGACAATTCTGCATACGTAGTAGAACAGATATACAGTTCAATAATGGATACATTTGTAAATGTTTATTATTTCTGGGTAAGAAATACTGTGGTTGTTCCAGTGAGACAAGGCCGACAAATATCAGCATTTGATGTCGCTGGACTAATTGAAAATCCAAAATTATTTGGCTTAAAATATGTTGAACCATTATCTAGTAATAGTATAGCTGTAGTGAATGTTAAAGGATCATTAATTAACGAACGTATTTTCTTGAATATTCAAATTGATGATATTGACAACAAGACAAATCGACATACTGAATGGTTATTACTGGAAGAAGATAATAAACATAGTTTACCTACTCCTAGTTTAGAGAAAAAATTAATTGACAGTTTGTTAGGACAAGACTCACTGGGTAACATTGTTCCCGATCCTATGTTGTCTGATAGACAAAAATATGGGATTGGTATTCGTCCTAGACAAAGTATGTTTAAGGATAGATTAGCAGCGTTACGTAACTTCTTTGAATATGTTAACGATGTGTTTGCTAATAACTTGATTACAGATTTTTGCAATTTAGATAGACTTAATTCTAAAGAATCTATTCCTGATCCAGCGGTCTCCGAATATGATATAGTTGTAGGAGATACTGACCAGCGTAACGAAATAAACATTAGTAAGGTTAAATCAGCAAGTGTATCTTGTACAGTTGAAAACGGTCGTATTACTAGTGTTAAGATTCTAGATCCAGGATTTGGATATGGAAAATTAGATCCATTAACATTTGATGATGTTGGGGTTGCGTTAACATGGCGAGGCCCATCCGTTGCAGTTTTTAACGATCAAAATAACAGTAAATTGGAATCTACTATTGACGAATTAGGTAGAATTATTGATGTTCAAATTGTCAATAGTGGTTCGGGATATGTGACTACTCCAGAAATTTTTGTTAGACCGTATACTGTAATTGTTTCTTCCGATGTTACTTCTAGAGGACGTTGGGCAAAATATGTATTAGGTGATACTGGTTGGGCTAAAATTCAAACACAAAGTTTTGACACTACTTTATATTGGGATTTTACAGATTGGGTATCTGCTGAATTTAATCAGTACCAAAGATTGGCTGCTATTGTAGGGCAACGTGCTGAACTAGATGGGTTATATCTAACAGCCGGAGACTATGTAAAAGTATTAAACAACGGTGCCGCCCGCTATATAATTCTTAGAAAAACAGCATTAGGTGTACAGGGTACATATGATGTTAATTTTGATATTTTGTATAGCGAAAATGGCACATTATACATCAAAGATTCTATATGGAAATTAGCAAATTCTCAATTAGGATGGGATCAACTTTCACCGTATGACACTAATTTCTGGGACCAAACGGCTGATACAGAATTAAAAAATATTATACTTTCTTTGAGAGATGATATTTTTATTGGCAACTTAAAAGTATATTGGAATAAATCTTTCTTTGCAGCGGTAAAATATGCATTGACTGAACAAAAATTCTTAGACTGGGCATTCAAGACTAGTTTTATTTCTGTACATAATAAAGCTGGAGAATTAACCCAACGATCAGTTTATAAATTTCAAGATGCACAATGGTACGAAGATTATTTGAATGAAATCAAACCTTATCATACAAAAATTAGAAATTACTATCTTGCATATGATGTAACTGAACCTACTAATACCTATACTACGGACTTTGATTTACCAGTTGTATACGATAACGGCACTAATTCTTTTATTACTTTATCGGAAAACGAACCACTGGCACAAACAACATATCCTTACAAAGGATGGTATGATAATAGAACATTAGTAGTTGATTCAATTGTTGTAGATGAAGCCGGCACTGGATATATTGAAAATCCAATAGTACAAATTATCCCTGCATCTGGAGACAATGTTACTAGACATGCAACCGCAGAAGCCGTACTATCTTCAGGAAAGATTGATAGATTTGAAATTATAGATTCTGGTGAAGGATATACATTAAATCCTACGGTATTAATTACAGGAGGCGGACTAACACCTACAGATACCGTAGCACGGGCTACTGTACATTTAGTAAACGGAAAAGTTAGATCAAATCTAATAGGAATGAAATTTGACAGGATTTCTAAATCTAGATTAATTACAAACAAATACTATACTGATAACTTTGTAGGAGACGGAGTAACTAATCAATTTGATTTATCTTGGCCATCTCATCCAGATAAAACAGAAATTGTATTAAAAATAAACGGAGTACCGGCTGCATCTTCGTCGTACGAAATTGAAGACTACACAGATAATGCCAATGGTTATACGCAAAATTATACTAGATTAATTTTATCTAATGTGCCAGAAGCTGACGCAAGTATTCGTATTACATATCTAAAGAGCATAGACATTTATTCTGCGTATGATAGGATTGCAAACTATTACGACAATGTGCCGTTAGATTCTCCTGGTGCAAATCCTGCTGAAAATTATGCTCAATTAATGTCAGGTATGGAATATCCAGGAACTGAAATTATTTCTCAAAATTTATGGTATGATTTTACATGGGATTCTAGCCCGTATAGTTCATTACCATGGGATAAACAAAGTTTCGACACAACTGATTTAGATACAATTATTGACGGAGGCTCTGTAGCAACTACTGGTACAACTAAAGTATTTTCTACAGCAGCCGGCATTAATCCGGAAGATATTATATTGGATGGTGATACATTTATTTCTCCTATAAGAAGTTATGCTCCTGAAGAAATGATTCCAGGAGAGTTAAGAGAATCAATTGGAATTAGTGTATTCAACAGGAGTGTTTCTGGTAGTGCAACTATCTATAATCAATTACAACATGCATATGCCGGAGTTAACACTGATATTAATTTAAGTATTTTATCTCCATCTGTTGGGTCTATTTCAGTAACTTATAATAACGAACCATTAATTAGAAATGCTGATTACGATATTGACTTTGCAACTAAGAAGATAACAGTTTATGCAAAATCTGTCTCTGGAACAGTTGCAGTTGTTTGCATGGACGTTGGTGGCACCGGATTTATTAGTCTAAATTCTAATGTTACCGAAGGTTCGACTATTGGCGCAGTTCTTGGCGATTGTCAATATTCACAAGCTAAGAGCGTGTATGTAACGTTAAATGGTCAACGGGTATATACAGCTGGCGCCTTCCTTGGACAATCAGTCTATTATGTATTTGGAGAATCTAATCCAGGGATCGATAGTAGAGCTAAAGTTACTATATACGGATTGGGTACTGACGGAAAGAATACAATCACCGCAGCATTTTTTACATCTGCATTTAAGGGATTCAGTGAAGTATTTGAACAGCAATACTTTAATCTAAAAGAAGATGACAGAGTTATTACATTAACTCAACCGCCCGGCACACTAGGTCCAGCGTCTGCTAACTCTATCGTAGAATTTAATAGAAAGAGATTAACTCCTCCTAACACAACCTATTATGAAATTACTAATGTAAATCAAACTACATTCTTAATAAGTTCTAAGGAAGTGTATCCACCAAATTCTTTTGATAAGACCCGCATTGAAGTATTCATTAATGGTAAGCAAGTTATTCCTACAGATTATTATCTAGATGATATTAACAATAATATTGTATTTGAAGATGATACTTTTGCAATGGGAGATGTGGTAGCTATTACTTCATTGATTGATTATGATTATTTAATTAGAGGTAATGATTTAGAGATTGCTAGTAGAATTTTCCTACCAACAGAAAACTATCTAAGAATTTTAACATTTACAAATCACGATGCCGCACTAATTAGGACTGAAGTTTATAAAGCAAGTTCTACAAGAATGTACAAGATATCTAGAAAAGTACTAAACGATAATTTAGTATGGATGACTGTGGGAGATAAAACATTGCTCGGAGGAACTGATTTTGAAGTGGTAGGCGATGGTATGACAGTTATGGTTGACCAGGCTATTCCGTTTAATGCCGAAGACCAAGTTACTATTACTAGTTTTGCTCAAGTCACTGCTGGTAAGACAGTTGGTTGGAAAATTTTTAGAGATATGATTGGCCGTACACACTTTAAGCGATTAAGCAATACTGATACTACCTACTTAGTTGTTCCATTGGGTCTCACTGATACAGAAATACATGTAGAGAATGGTGATGTGTTGCCCAATGCAGATAGCAAATCTAATAGCCCTGGTATTATTTTTATTGCAGGCGAGCGCATTGAATATCTTGAAAAGAATGGAAATATTTTATCTCGCATTAAGAGAGCTACAATGGGCACTGGTGCAAAAGAACATTACATGATAGGAACTTGGGTATTTGACCAAGGCAAGCAGCAGACTATTCCTTATCAAGAAAGTGTAGTAATTGAGTCAACAGTGACTACTGTATCGACATCTTCCGTCACTATAGAATTAGATACTAGTAAATTTGTATTTAGAGATAGCATCAACTTACATGATCAAGTAGAAGTTTACTATGGCGGCCGACTACTAGAAAAACCTACAAAGGTAGGAGTTGACGTGTTAGTCCACGATGCTGCATCGTATTATAATCCTATAAATATGACTGTAAAAGCTCCAGAATTCACTATTACTGGATCGATTACAACTGCGACACTTACTATTACTACTGCAACCCTTGCAAGCGTTGAAATTAAAATTGTTCAACGTACCGGAAAAATATGGTCTACTTTCTCAGGTAAACCAATGTTTGAACAGTTTACTCCGCAGGCTGCATTTATTAATAAGAAGGAAGCAATTTCGCCAGATCAATTATACTATGGTGGTGATCCAGTATTGAGATTCGGTGATGGAAGCGCTCTACTATTAGATGATGGAAGAGAAATTAAGGGTTATTAAAGAGAATACGCAACATGACAACAATATCAAATCTACCAAGAGTTAGTAGTTTAAGCAATCAGACGCTATTCCTAGTTACTGAAAACGGAGTAACTAAAGTCGTAACCTGGGCATATATTAGGTCGACTTCGGTTGGATACGTAGGTTCCCGGGGCACTGCTGGTGCTCAAGGCTTGCGAGGATTCGTTGGTAGTAGGGGTGCAGGCTTTGCAGGTAGTCAAGGTCCAATTGGTCCACGCGGTCCTACTGGAGGATACTCTGGTAGTAGAGGTTTAGGCTTTAGCGGCAGCGCCGGATCAGGATTTACTGGTAGCATCGGCCTTGTAGGAAGCAATGGATACGTAGGTTCACTTGGTTATACAGGTAGCTTAGGAGAATTTGGTTTTACTGGTAGTATAGGCGCCGGTTTTGCAGGTAGTCAAGGCGTTCCGGGAATTCCAGGAGGATATACTGGAAGTGGCGGCATTGGTGGGTTTATTGGTAGTCAAGGTCTTCCTGGATCTCCAGGTGGGTATACCGGAAGTGGTGGCCAGGGCCCTCTTGGATTCGTAGGTAGTGCAGGTCCTGGATTTACTGGATCGGGCGGTCCGGGATTTACAGGTAGTAGGGGATTTTCGGGCAGCGTGGGTCCTAAAGGTGAAAGTTCATTTACATATAGTTCGACGGCTCCTACTACGCCAGCTGTTGGAGACAGGTGGCTAGATTCAAATTCTGGAAGAGAATTAGTTTATTTCAATGATGGTGATACCTCACAGTGGATTGAAGTTGCAGCCGGCCGAGATGGATTTATTGGTAGTCAAGGTATACCTGGAATACCAGGTGGATACTCTGGTAGCAGAGGTGCAACCGGCTTTGGCGGTCTTGGCTATAGCGGTAGCGCTGGTGGCGGATTTACTGGTAGTTCCGGGGCATTTGCCGCTCTTGGATATACTGGGTCAAATGGTGCTACAGGAAATCTAGGCTTTAGCGGCAGCGCCGGTGCCGGCTTTACAGGCAGCAGCGCCCAAGGGTTTGTAGGCAGCGGCGGCCCAGGATTTACAGGTAGCATTGGCGTAACCGGATCTATAGGATTTGTTGGTAGTGCTGGCAACGGATTTGTAGGTAGTCAAGGTGCTCCGGGATCCCCTGGTGGCTTTGTAGGTAGTCAAGGTGCTCCGGGATCCCCTGGTGGCTTTGTAGGTAGTCAAGGTTTATCTGGCTTTGTGGGGTCTCGAGGTACAACAGGATTTATAGGTAGTCGAGGTGTTGATGGATATTTTGGTAGTGTTGGTACGCTCGGTTATACCGGCAGCAGTGGCTCACCTGGTATGAATGGAATTGGCTTTGCTGGCAGTCAAGGACCGTCGGGCGTTTCTTGGACTTATAATGTTAAGAATTATGGAGCAACTGGTAACTTGCCGGCAAACGCAAGCCAGGCCGCCACGTCTGCCGAAACCGCTGCTATTCAATCAGCTATCACTGCTGCTCAAACTAACGGCGGCACTGTGTTTTTTCCAGCCGGAGTCTACAGAATTAACCAAGCGTTGAATATTGTTACTAATGATCAAGATCCTGCTGCAAGACCTCACTTATTAGGTGAAGGTGCTGGCGGAAGCGTAATTATACAAACAGGGTCTTCAAACGGTATTACTGTTACCGGAGCCGCCGCGGTACCCGGAACATATGTTACAATTCAAGGTTTAACACTAGTCGGTAACCAATCAGGTGCCGGCCTGTCATTTGCGGACAGTGCATTTGCACATGTGTCTGATGTACATATTACTAACTGGGCAACTGGCATATACGGAATTGACGTATTAAGTATGACATTTGAAAAAGTTATTATTAGATTTAATACCAACGGATTTAGATTTGAAAGAAGTACAGCTGGTACATTTAGATCTAATCCAAATGCAATTACTATGATTGGATGTGTCATTGGCAATAATACAACCTACGGTGGATGGATAGTTGGCGCCGGCACATTTAATTACATAGGTGGTTCTATTGAGTCGAACGCTAGTGGCACACTTGAAAGTGCAGCTAATTGGGGTCTAAGAATTACTGACCCCGGTGGTGACAATGTTGCAGAATCATCAGTAGGGTTCTCATTGCAAGGTGTCTACTTTGAAGCTAACGGTGGCAGATCTAATTTGTGGATCGAAGCAACTGAAGCTAATACTGGAGTTGTTGGCGCAATCACTGGTTGCAGTTTTAATAGAATTACAACTAGTTATTCAACTAATCATATTCGTTGTGAAGCATCTAATAGTGCATTTGGATTCCCAATTGCTTTAGTAGGTTGTGGATTTAGGGGACTAGACGGGTATACTGCGTCAGTGATTAGACCTAATATTTTTAATGGATCTAATTTCTTTGCAGTAAATCCTATATCTTGCAAAGCATCTTCAACTACTGATGCCTACGTTGTTCCAGTTCCGTTGACTACTAATTCTATAGGAACTCCTGGTATGATTACTTCCGATAATTCGTATATGTATATTTGTGCTGCAGACGGTAGATGGTATCGATACGCACTGGAAACTTTTTAATTAATATGAGAAACTAAAATGGCAATAAATTTTCCTTCCGGCCCAACATTAGGCCAAACATACCAATACATAGATAGAGTATGGACTTGGAGCGGTACGTATTGGTACGTATCATCTGTTGGTTCCGGTGGCGGCGGAACGGGATTGGGTGCTAGAACTACAGTGTCTGTTACTACTCCGTCTATTGCTTCGGGCGCACTTAGTTCGTTGTCTGTTATTGGATTCAAATCATACGCACTATACAAAGTAGTAACTACCGCTGCGGCATGGGTGAGAATCTATACCAGTGCATCGGCTCAGTCATCTGATGCATCTAGATTATTAGGTACAGATCCTATACCCGGAAATGGTGTAATTGCGGAAGTTGTTACAACAGGAGCCACCTCTCAACTCATTAGTCCTGCAACTATAGGATTTAACGATAACACTCCTCCTACTACTGCAATCTATGTTACTGTTTCAAACCAAAGTGGATCTACTGCTGCAATTACAGTTACATTAACAATTAATCAACTAGAAGGTTAACATGTCCAATATTAAAGAATATATTGTTACGCTAAAGAATTTTGAAGACCTTAACTCGTTTTACGAAGATATGGAAACACCTGGCGGAAATCTTTATATTCCTGACCGATCAGTTGAAGTAGCATTGAAAAGACCGATCAGCAGAAACACTCATTATTATCTAACTGACGAAGAAGCCGTAGCACTACGAAATGATTCTAGAATCTCCTCAGTATCTTTATTGCCTGCTGATCTTGGATTAGAAGCAACTCCTTTATATACTCAAAGTTCTCTAAAATGGGACAAGAGTTCTGTAAAGATTAGAAATGATCACAGGAATTGGGGTCTATATCGTTGTACACTAAATTCAAATATAACTAACTGGGGTTGGGATGCAACTACTACACAGATAGGTAGCATTGATATTGCTACTAGCGGAAAGAATGTGGATGTAGTTATTTGTGATGGGCATATTGATCCCGATCATCCAGAGTTTGCAGTGAACAACGACGGTACTGGAGGATCGCGAGTCAATCAATACAATTGGTTTCAACATAATTTTGAAGTGTTAGGAACAGCGGCCGGCACCTATATCTACCCACCTTACGTTGATCAAACTAACCCCAGTCGGACATCTAATAATGATCACGGGTGTCATGTAGCAGGCACCGCTTGTGGCAACACTCAGGGATGGGCTCGCGACGCTAATATATACAACATTAATCCTTACGGATCTAGCATAAGTTATATACCATCAGCGCCGCCTGCCTTGTTTGATTATGTTAGAGCATTTCACAGAAATAAACCTATAAATTCTGAAACTGGGCGCAAAAATCCTACTATTGTTAATAATAGTTGGGGTTACTTCTTAACAGGACCACTTAGTACAGTAGGTACTATTAACTATAGAGGCACTGAGTATACTGGTCCTTTCACAAAAAGTCAAGCATTAAGTTATGGTATTTTTGCTTACACCACCTCCAGCGGCGATGTTTTTTACATTTCTACAAGATATGCTCCAATGGATGCAGATGTTGAAGATGCAATTAACGAAGGTATTATGTTTGTTGGTGGTGCCGGCAATAATTTTAGTAAAATTGCATCCTCCACTGATATAGATTATAACAACGTTGTTAGTGCATTTATTTACGGCACATTGCCATATATGCGAGGCACTAGTCCTTCTGCAACTGCTAACTCAATATGTGTAGGGGCAGTAGGAGAGTATGCAAATGAAGCTAAGGCACAATTTAGCAACTGCGGATCGAGAATTAATGTATATGCGCCAGGCTCTAACATTATGAGTTCAGTCAATAGTGATACTAACGGCGGCACATATGATTATAGAAATGCTAGTAAATTTATTACAAAGTATAATGGCACTAGTATGGCATCTCCACAAGTTGCTGGATTGCTTGCGTGTGCGCTTGAATTATATCCCACAATGAATCAAACAGCAGCAGTGACTTATATAGAAAGTACGTCAAAATTAAACCAGATGACAAACACTAACGGCGGCCCTGCAGATTTTAATTCTTTGCAGGGTTCTGTGAATAGATATCTGTACTACACAAGAGAACACCAAGATGAAGGTCAAGTCTTTCCAAAACAAAATGTGGGCATTAGAAGGGTTACTGGTCAAATATACCCAAGACCTAGAATCTATTCATACGGTAGACAAACCCCAGTCTGATAGTAAGGATAAATATCACTATGGAACATAACGAAAGCAATAAAATGCAAGAAAATACTGATAATAAAGCTCCTGAACCGAGACCAAATGAGACTGGCCAAATTAAATTACAAGGTCACATTAAGATTTTTAATCCAGAAACTAACGAAGTTTATGTCGATAAACGTAATGCCATTCATTACGAAAACTTTAGTATTGCTCTAGCTAGCGGTGTTAGTAATCAAGAAACTGGAGTTATTGCTGAAATGGTATTCGGTAATGGCGGGAGTAGAATAGATCCTACTGGAATTATTACATACTTAACTCCTAACGTTTCGGGCAGTGCATCATCCTTATACAATCAAACATATTACAAAACTGTAGATGCTCGTAATCCTAATTCTAAAGATCCTACAAGAAACTTTATGGAAGTTAGGCATATTAACGGCACTTATTATAGCGATATTTTAATAAGTTGTTTGTTAGACTACGGCGAACCATCTGGTCAACAAGCATTTGATGTTGCTACATTACAAGAGAGTCCATTTGTTTTTGATGAATTAGGCCTTAAGAGTTATAGTACAGCAGGCCCAGATACTGGATTATTATTAACTCATGTTATTTTTCACCCTGTTCAGAAATCTCTAAACAGATTGATTCAAGTTGACTATACTATAAGGGTTCAGAGCCTAACTAGTGGAATTTAATCATGTCCTATAACATTTATAAGTCAGATACTGCAAAAAGTACTATTACTGTTCCTAATACTGCCCCTTATGCCAATGTGACTGATACTAGTTTAAGTTTGGTCGGCCGCGGCAATCCTAACTACGGTCAAAGCATTGCTGAAAATTTTGTTCACCTTTTAGAAAATTTTGCAAGTCCTGATGCGCCGTCTAATCCTATAGAAGGCCAGCTGTGGTATGATACCAGTGCGCCCACAAACAAAATTCTTAAGGTGTACAACGGGTCTGCGTGGGTTCCTACAAATGGTGTACATCGATCAGAAAATAAAGATAGCATTACTGGAATTGTAAGCCCTGGTGACATTTATGTCCATCCTAGAGGGCTTGACCAAGTACATATTTGGGATGGTAATAGCTGGATACCAATTGGTCCTGCTATTGCTAGTGGTACTAAGAATGGCGTATTTGCTGAAGAGTGGATACCTAATGACGGTACGTTAGCTAAAGCAGTAATTGCAACATATATTAATGATGAAGTTATTACGGTAATTTCTAGAGATACATTTACTCCTAATCCAGTTAGGAATGGATTCACAGAACTTAAACCAGGTCTTAACGTAAGTGCTCAAGAATTTGATGGAGAATCTGCGAAACTTAGTGGACTCACTACTACTGCATTATATTTGAAAGTTTCATCTCAATTAGATCCTGTATCAGCTGATAACTTTTTAAGAAATGATCAAACTGGTATTATACAAGGATTTTTATCAGTATCTGGATTGCGTGTAGGTGCAAATACCCCTAGCGTCTTTTTAGAAAGAACATCAAATAATGTTGCATTATTAACTAACAGAACAAATGCAGCAAGTATTGGTTTGGCTGTATTAAAAGATAATATTGTTAATCAAATTGTCACAGTCGACGGCAACAATTTACGAGTTGGTATTAATCGATTATCTCCTACTGCAACATTAGATGTTGCGGGCACTGCTAAAATTTCTGGCTTAACTCAACTTGGTACCACCGGTACTAATTCGTTAGAAGTAGTAGGTAATATGTCTGTCAGTGGTACATTTACTGCTACAGGCGCAGTTAAATTTGACTCAACATTAACAGTTGGACAGATTTCGGGAACTGGTACTGGGATCGAACCAGCTGCTGCTAGTGCATATGATCTAGGATCGACAGATTATCCATTTAGGACTGTTTACGCTAATAGCTTTGCAAATACTAGCACTATGTATTCGTATGTAGTTACTGGGATGATTATGCTACATGCCGGAATTGGTGTGCCCGAAGGCTGGCTAGAGTGCGGTACAGATCCGTTAGCCCCAGTAGTGTTAGATGCCACAACCGGTACAACATTTACTCGATTATACAATTCTATAGGAACAACATACGGCGGCACCGGTCCGTCAGATTTTCAACTTCCTGTGTTTGATAACCTAAGTGCTATACTTGCTGTTGGCATGAAACCTTTAATAAAGTTATAAAAATATGGCTTACACAATTAAAAATGCAGATGGGACAGTTTTAGTTAACCTAGTAGATGGTACATTAGATACCAGAACTACTAGCATTTCTTTAATTGGTAAAAATCAAGATGCTTACGGAACAGCATGGAATACTAACCTAGTAAACATGTTGCAAAATTTTGCCAGCAATTCTCAACCAAGAGCTCCACTAGTTGGTCAATTATGGTTTAGTAAAGCCGACGGCAAAATGAAAGTTTACGGACTTGACGGTGTGTTTAGAGATGTATCTGCTGCATCTATGTCAGATGGTGTTCCCCTACTATTAAAGCCGGGCGATTTATGGATTGACACAGATGATGATCAATTATACTTCTCTAAAGACGGCGACGCTGTTGTTCTTGCCGGCCCAGTATATTCTTCTAAGAATGGAAAGTCTGGATTTCTATCTGAATACCTTATAGACGATGTTGGCAATACTAGGTCAGTTACTACTATGTATAGTAATGGAGTTTTGCTAGGTGTATTAAGTACATGTTCATTTATTGTAGCACCCGCGTCCTCAATAGCTCAAGACAATCAAGGAATGTTTTCAATTGAGCCTGGTCTTAATTTGAATTATTCTATTGCTGATTTGAAATTTGTTGGTATTGCAACGACTGCATCTAATGTAGGAGAAGAGTTTACTTTAACTAACATCTTTTTGAAATTAGACAACGGCGGCACCCCACAAGATTTAGTGGGTACAGGTGCATTAAATATTGCAAGCGATGCAGGGGTATCTATCGGAACGTATACCGATTTAACACTATTGGCTGGTGGTAATATTAGTGCTCGCCGAGCAATAATAAGAAACAACGTTGCAGATTCTGTTGTTGAAATTCAAACAAAGAGTACGATAGCTTCACC